GGAGCGTGAGATAAACGCTGGCAGACCTGTTGCTGTGGGCTGGTTGCACAAGGGCACAAAGTGGGGGAGACTTGGGGGACGAAAGTGACTTTTTGGGGCAAAAATGTGAGGGGCTTACGCTATAAGCGTCAGCGGGGCTCACCCCCCTCCGGGGTCGCTCCCGCTTGTCCAAAGCGGCACCTGGGGGTGTCCAAGGCCAGCCTGGCCCCAGTGATACCAGAGGCTTTGGGCCATTGCGTACCTGTCAGCCAGACAGTGACGCAGGCTGGGCAGGGGTTTTGGACAGGGTCGGCAGGGGTCAACCAGGGGTCCTGGTGAGAATGATTCTCATTCCCGACCTGGCTGACCAATCAGCCGGCCTCGCAAACTTCACCGACCCCAATCGGCCAATGGCCCGCTATAGTTCCGAGGCAACAACCGGGCCGAAGGTCTCGTTAGTTGCAATAAAGCCAACCGCAGTAAATCCAATGACTACGTCCTTTCTGGCCCTGTGCCTCGCAGCTCTGCTGCTGCCGCTCCTGGTGCTCCTATGGGCTACTGAGTCCACCGAGCAGCGAACACGGCGCCTAAGCCGCTCTGGCTGGAGCCAGCGCCGCATCGCTGAGCACCTGGGGGTAACCCGGTACCGGGTACGCCTGGCCTTGGCGGCTTGAGCCCATCCATTCATCCATTCATCCATCCATTCGCAGACCTGATCCGATGACAACGACAACAGCAACAGCAACACCAGCCGAGCGCCTGCTGAGGGATTACGCCGTGCCCATTGACCGAGCAGCGGCCGAGCTGACCGATAGCAAAGCCGCCATGCTCTCTTGGGCTGGCCGTGATGGCCGGTACACCCTCGACGAGCTGGAAGCCATCCTGCAGGGCCACGGCGAGACGCTCAGCGCCTGGGTCGACGACTGCGACAAGCAAAACAACCCCTACGCCGTGCACGACGCCGAGGCCCTGCTCACTTGGTTGGGGTACTGATCCAATGCGAGACCCTAAGCCCAACCCATGGCCCGGAAACCCCAATGCTTACGAGTGCCCTTGGGGGTGCAACGGCACCGGCTCCATGCCCTGGTTTGCCCATATCCAAGGCGGCATCTGTTTTAGTTGCAAAGGCGAGGGCTGGATTCTGGGACGGGGCCACGCTGCCCCAGCCCCAGCCCCGAGACGTCGCCGCCGATGGCGCCGGGTTGGCTCTCAGTTAATCGAGACGACCTAGGCCCCAGCCACACTGGGCCCACACCCCGCCGCTCCGGCGCAGCCGGTAGGTGGGGCTTACCGGGCCCCCATTCCATCAACATCCGCAGAAAACAGGATCAACACCAATGACAACAACGACAACGACAACGACAACAGAACTCAGCTCAGCCGAGACCAACGCCAAGGCCTGGAGCGAATCAATCGCCGCAGCTCATGAGGCCTGGGGATTCTGCATTGAGGAAGGCGAGGGCAAGTACCTGTCAACCGAGGCCAAGGCAGTGCTCAAAGAGCACGGCTACGACGGCACCAACCACGACGTCGTGAGCCAGTGCATCGAGGACGCCATGCGGGAGGCTGCGCTGACAGCTGAGATCCGGGAGGGCTGGCGATGCCCGGGTGAATCGGCATCCATGGAGCCAACCGAGTTCCAGGTGCTCATCACCACAGGCGGGCCAGCTCTCCGGTTGATGGGTGAGCTGGCCAATGGCGAGCCTGACCGCTGCTGGTTTGAGCACCAGGACTGGGGCACCCCTTGGACCCGGTACTACGACCCGGACACCGTCAACGCACGGCTCTGGTTCGCTGGCTTGTTCTGGTGGGAGAGCTGACGCCATGAACACCAGCCTGTTGACCGCAGGCCTGGCCGTGCTCGGGTCTGCCGTCCTCTGGATGGTGACCCTGGCGCAGCTGGGTCAGCCGCATTACCCCGAGACATCGATCCCCGATCATTCAACCCGTACCCATTTCCCCGGACCATGAACACCGCTACCGCACCAACCAAGGCCGAGGAGCTGGCCGCCGTGCAAGAACTGGCCCGCCTCCTAGGCACGGGCTCTTACCTGGGTCCATGGCTGACCGATTGCCTGCCAATGCTGCGCGATTGCATAAAATCTGATTTCATCCCAGACGGACCACTAAAGATGCACAACGACGCGGCCATGGCTCGCGGCGAAGCAATGCGAGAAGCGTTTGAGATCCGAGAGCAAGCCCGGAAAGACGGCGCCGGCCACCGGGAACAAGGCAGAAAAGAAGCAGCCGCGATTCTTGCCGCTGCCCATGCCGAAGCCGACCGAGTACGAGAGACCGCATGGAGCGCACTGAGGCAAGCCACCCGCGCATTGGAGGCCTGACCCATGGCACACCGCTACAACCAAAACGCCTTAGCCCTGCCAAATGCCGAGGCTCGCAGCTACAGCCCTAAGGAGCTGGAGCTAGCACCACCAGAGCAAGGGCACCTAGCCCTCGATGGCGGGGTGCTCGGTCCGCTGTTCAATCAACCCACGGCCTGCATTTGGTGGAGCCCCACCCGTGCTGCCTGGGGTTGCCAGATCGGCAACGAGCGCAGCTGGCATTACAACGAGGCAGACGCAATCAAGGAAGGCGAGCGGCTGGGCGCCAAGGTGGCCAGCTGTTCGATGTTCCAGGTGGAGGCCTGAAGCCAGCACGGAGGGGGCCAGCGCCCCTTCTCTGCTGCCCTCACCAGCGCAGCACCACAACACCCCGCTGCTCCGGCGCCAGCCGGTAGGCGGGGCTTGACCCACCCACACCCGAGCCACCCATGCCCACTGCTTACGAATTGATGGAGGCCTACCGCAGCTGGTGGCAAGCCAGCTACACCACCGCGCCCAACAGCCAAGCTGTGATCCTTGCTGCGGCTTGGGCGGAGCACGTGCTCAATACCTACCGGGCCGGCGAGGATGCAGCACCACCAACAGCCGAGCCGATCGCATGAAACCCGAACCCGTCGTGTTGGCTCAGCTCCGCTCCGACCTGCTCGACGCCATGTGGCTTGTGTACCCACAGGCCCTGTCGTTAGATCAACTGGAGACAGCGGTCCGCGTCGCTTACCTGACCCGGGACACAGCCTGGCTGCAAAGCGCCATCAAGGCACAGCTCTCGGTGTTGAATCAGTCGGCACTCATCAGGCCCAGCACCAAGGGGTACCTGTTGACCGAGCGGGGTCGACGGGACCGCCAACAAGCAGCTCGATTTATGGGACCTACCAACAACCAACCCACACCACCAGAGGCCGCATGACAACAGACATCAATGCGTTGCTCGCAGAACGAGGACGGACACATGGGGATTATGCAGTTCATGCATTGATCACCCAAGACCTGAAGCGTGTCATTACCCACCACGTCGGGGACCTGGACCGCAGGCTCGACGACGACATGGCTGAGACCTTGGACATGATCGCTCACAAGATCGGGCGCATCATTGCCGGCAACCCGGCTGAGCCTGACCATTGGCGTGACATTGCTGGCTATGCACAGCTGGTGGCCAACAGATTGGAGGGGGCCAATGACTGAACCCACCAACAACCAGGCCCCTGTCGTCATCGACTCGATGGGAACGCTGCCTCTCCGCATGCTCGATGCGTTCTGGTGCTTGACCAACAACTCGATGGTCATTGCCAGCCCTGACCGCATGCGCGCTGTGTTGCGCTTGCTGGCCAGCGAGGTCGAGACATGGGCCCCGTCGTACTCCGACACAAAGATCTGCCACTTGGCAGTCATGGAGGTGGCGCAACGACTGAGAGCAGAGGCTGACCAATGAGCAGCAGGGGATGGGGCAGCCAGGCCAGCGTCGACAGTTACCTCATGCACTGGCGTGAGGATAACGGCGCCAGCATTGGCGAAGGATTAAGTAGAACATCGAACCCTAATGCCAGGCTGTACGAAATAGTTGTCACGTTCAGCGGCATGCGGCCAATGCGCGAGCAGCTACGTGCCACCTCGGGGGCAGAGGCTGCAAAGTTTGCAGCCAATAGGTATCCAACTCACACCAACATCACCGTCGTCACCAAGAACAATGACAAACGATCTCGCTGAAAACGTTTATTCAATTGAGTTTCCACCGACCAAGGCACAGGCCAACAACAAAGGCCGGGTCCTCTGGTACGCCAAGGGCTTTGGCTGGTACATGGGTGACTTTCAGCACCCGTACATGAACAACACCAGCCATTGGACCTATGCGCCTGATGACTTGGGTCTCGAGCTGGATCCGGTCGACACTAAGGACCGGGCTTTTGAGGCATGGATTAAACAATACCCAAAGGGTTGCTTTGATCCGTCAACAGTTGCGATCCTAAAGTTGGGCTACCTGGGTGGCTGGAGACGTGGCGAATCTTGAGGGCCAGCTTGCTCTTGAGCGCGAGATGCTGCAGATCGGTGCCGATGCGTTCGCATCCCGGATGAACAAGCGCCGTGAGCAGGGCATGGAATCCCTCTCGAACCATGGCGATGCGTTGGCTGCCATGGGCGTGGACCAGATCATCAAGGACCTGCGCAAGCACCGCCACGCCATGCGTGATGGCCGTGCTGGCCGTGGCTACGCCCACATGGGTCCATTGCTGCAGCTGGCACCGCACAAGGTCGCAGCCGTGGCCATGCGTGTGGTCATTGACCAGCTGACTCAAGCCCCAAGGTTTCAGGCCTTGGCTTACGCCTTGGCTGAACGGCTCTGGCTTGAGACCATGCTGGCCCGTGCCTCTGAGTACGAGCTGAAGTCACACCAACGGGTGCGTCGTCGGTTTGCACACAAGCGGGCTAATGCCATGCGCATGAAGAACTCGGAGATCTGGACCCCCCAGGAAAAGCTGAGTGTCGGCGTGTTCCTTGTTCACCTGGTTGAGTCGCGCACCGGGCTTATCGAGATCTACATGGAGCGCGGGGCCATGCGCACCGTGAAGCGTGTCCGTGCCACCCAGGCAGCACTCGACTGGGTGCGCAACGCCGAGGAGCAACAGCGATTGCTGTGCCCCTTTGCTTTGCCGACGATCATCCCGCCCCGGGATTGGTCGGACCCGTTGACGGGTGGCTATTGGACCGAGGGGTTGCCAGGCAACACGTTGTTCAAGGACAACGGGGACCTGATTGCTGCTCAGTCCTCTGAGTTCGATGCGTATCTGGTGGCCGCCAACATCCAGCAGGGTGTCGGCTGGCGCATCAACAGATGGATGCTGGACCAGGTCAGCCATGCGTGGGACAAGAGCCTGCCCATTGGTGGCCTGTTGCCCCGTAGTGGGCACGTGATTCCGCCGTACCCCAAGCACCTGGCCGACGACGACGAGGGTGTCACGGCCTGGAGGATCACTGCGAAGCGCCTTCATGAGCGCAACGAGCGAGAGGCCGGCAAGAGATTCACGGCAGCCAAGCAGCTATGGGTGGCACGTCGGCTGGTTGACGAGCCAGTGCTGTACTTCCCGGTGCAGTGTGACTTCAGGGGCAGGTTTTATTACCGGCCCCCGTACCTGCAGCCCCAAGCCAACGACATCGGTCGGTCGTTGCTGTCGTTTGCCAACGGCACACCAATCAACACCGAGGCCGAGGCTGACTGGCTCCGCATCCATGGGGCCAACACGTACGGCCACAACAAGTTGACCTGGGCCGGCCGTGTGGCCTGGGTGCATGAGCACCAACTTGAGATCGAAGCTGCTGGCCGGGAGCCTTGGTGCAACCAAGAGTTCTGGGCTGGGGCCAAGGACCCTTGGCAATTCCTTGCGTTCTGTCGGGCGTACCAACAGTTCAGGCACCATGGCCTGGGCTGGGTGTGCCACCACCCCGTCGTCCTCGACTGCACGTGCTCCGGCATCCAGCATTACTCGGCGCTGCTGCGCTCCGAGAAGATGGCCGCACTGGTGAATCTCACACCAAGCGAGGCGCCCCGGGACATCTATGCCGTTGTGCTCCAGCGGGTGCTTGACCTGGTCCGGGCTGATGCTGCGGCCGGCGTCGAACACGCGACCCGATGGTTGCGGCTGAGCCCTGACCGCACGTTGGCCAAGCCTGTGGTCATGACGATCCCGTACTCGGCAACGCGCCAGGCCGTGGTCAACTTCTGCCACGGGTGGGCCAGCGACCGGGCACAGGAGGTGCTGGGCCGTGACAACTGGTGCTTCAAACGCGGGGCCATGTCGACCCACCACTACATGGCCACGATCCTGTACCGGGAGACGTCGGCTCTCATTGCACCAGCCAAGGCAGCGATGTCTTGGTTCCGCAAGGTGGGCAAAGCGGCCGGCAAGCTGGGCCTAGCCCTGCGTTGGACCTCACCATCAGGGGTCCCCGTCATCCAGGAATACTGGGATTACAGCGGGGTCCGTGTTCGCCTGTACCACCTGTCGTCAGTGCCGATGGATCTGTTGACCAACCACCAACCAACCCAGTTGAACGCCAAGCGAATGGGCAACGGGCTCAGTCCTAATGTCATCCATTCCCTCGACGCCAGCCACATGGCTGCTGTCACCATCGAGGCCCATGCCGCTGGCTTGCGGAACCTTGGTGGCATCCATGACTGTTTCGTCACGACGCCAGCAGAGATGGCCACACTGCGGGCCACGATCCGCAGTACCTTTGCTGGCATGTACGCCCGGGATTGGTTCACGCCCATCGCTGATGAGCTTGTGTCCCAACTCCCGTCGGATGTACAGGCCAAACTCCCGCCGCGGCCAAGCCTCGGTGGGTTTGATTCCCAACTTGTAAACAACGCTGACTACTTCGTCACATGAACAACTTCCAGTACATCGACAAGCTGCGCCTGACCACACCGAAGGCGACGTTCAAGTACCCCAAGCTCATCGAACCCGAGACCAAGTTCAGCGCCGAGGGTCACTACAAGGTGACGGCCGTCATCCCAGCGGAAGACGCGGGCGCCATGGCTGACCAGCTCGACGCCTTGTTTGAGGCACATAAAGCCAGCCTCAAGGCCCAGGCCCCGAGCCAGAAGTTCAAGGCCATCGATCCGAGCTTCGGGTACGAGGAGATCGACGGCAGGCCTTGTTTCACCGTGAGCGTAAAGATGAAAGCCAAGGGCATGGACCGTGATGGCCGTGCGTGGACAGCATCGCCGGCACTGTTCGATGCCACGGGTGCACCGGTCAAGCACCGTGAATCCCTGCGTGGCATGTGGTCCGGGACCACTGGTCGCGTGTCGTTCGAAGCCTGTCCGTTCTTTCAACCTGCCATCGGTGCCGGCATCACGCTGCGCCTGAAGGCCGTGCAAATCATCGACCTGGTGGAATCCGGTGGATCAGCCGACAGCTACGGATTTCAGGAGGAAGCCGGTGGCTGGGCGACCAGCGAGACGGAGGCAAGCGTCCCCTTCGACGGAACGGGAGCGGCAACAGACGAGGGGTTTGACTTCTAGTCAGTACCGCTCAAAGTTTGAGGCATCAGTTGCCGCCAGCCTCAAGGCCCGTGGCTTGCAGTTCGGGTACGAGGTGCAGGCCCTGGCGTACACGATCTCCGCGGTCTACACCCCGGACTTCGTGTTGCCGAATGGGGTCATTGTTGAGACCAAGGGGCTGTTCGACTCAGAGGACAGGCGCAAGATGGTGGCCGTCAAGGCACAGCATCCCAGCCTGGACATCAGGCTCTGCTTCATGAAAGCGGACGTCAAGCTGAGCCGGGCACCCCGGTCCCTTACGTACTGGCAGTGGGCCGAGAGACACGGGTTTCTCTGGTGCGAAGGAAACATTCCAACTACATGGACACAATCATGAGCAACGCATATCGGTTTCCCTGGGAAAGATCCTTTCCTTTCTTATGCGAACCAGGCTTCTTGCCTGTCGACGGGGAAACAGCGGAGGCAGTCAAGTGGATTAGGGAGGCGGCCAACGATTATGCCTTTAATCGAAAAGCCGCCCAGGCGGCTGGTCGGCTAAATCGTGCGGCCGATTTGCTGGAAGCGTTGAGCCAACGCCAAGGCTAATGCCCTCCAAGTTCCTAAAGCATGAGCCTTGCCCTGAGTGCAAGTCCAAGAACAACTTTGCCCGCTACGACGACGGTCACGGGACCTGCTTCGGATGCGGGCACCAAGAGCAACCAAAGAAAACGGACAGGCCCGAGCCCCGCATGGAACCACTGCCGCCACCAGTCACCCCGCTGCTTGACTTTGTCGAGACCAAGGGCTTGCCGAAGCGCGGCATAACGGAGGAGACCTGCGCCCTGTTCGGCTACGGGCTCTCCACCAACAACGGTCGCCCGGTCCAGGTGGCCCCGTACCGCAACCAAGCGGGCAAGGTGGTGGCTCAGCACCTACGTGGTGCAGACAAGCGGTTCAGCTGGCTTGGGGACACCTCTGGGCTCCAGCTGTGGGGTCAGCACCTGTGGCGCCAGAACTTCGGCAAGGAGACAGGGCTCTTCGTGACTGTCACGGAGGGGGAGATCGACGCAATGTCGGTGAGCCAGGTCCAAGGCAACAAGTACCCGGTGGTCTCGCTCCCCAATGGGGCCCAGTCCGCCAAGAAGTACCTGGCTGCCAACGCCACCTGGTTGGGTCAGTTCGCACGGATCGTGCTTTGTTTCGACAACGACGAGCCAGGCGTCAAGGCTGCTGCTGAATGTGTGGCCGTGTTGCCCTTGGGCAAGGTGGCCGTGTGTCAGTTGCCCCGCAAGGACGCCAACGACATGGTGGTGGCCGGCGAGGGGGAGATCCTTCGTGAGCTGCTCTGGAAAGCAACGCCAACCAGGCCCGACGGGATCGTCAATGCCAACGATCTTTGGGATGAGCTGATCAAGCCTGGCTCTGACTCGGCTTGCCCTTACCCTTGGCCACAGCTTGATGCCATGACCCGTGGCTTCAGACGTGGCGAGATGGTGACCCTGTGCGCTGGATCTGGCGTGGGCAAGTCGAGCGTGTGTCGGGAGTGGGCTCACCACTTCCTTCGGGCTGGCTTGCGGGTCGGCTACATCGCCCTCGAGGAGAGCACCAAGCGCACCATGCAAGGCATCGTCGGCATCGAGCTCAACAAGCCGATACACCTGGACCCCAATGCGGCCGACGAGCATGAGATCCGAGATGGCTTTGACCGTGTCTTTGGCACTGGTCGTTGCTATCTCTATGACCACTTCGGATCCATGGACCCGGACCATCTCATCGCCAAGATCAGATACCTGGCTGACGGTGAAGGGGTTGACGTCGTGGTCCTCGACCACCTCACGATCGTCATCTCGGGACTGACGGACCTTGATGAACGTCGTGCCATCGACGTCACGTGCACCAAGTTGCGCCAGGTGGTGGAGCAGACCGGCATCGGCCTGGTGCTGGTGTCGCACCTTAAGCGACCGGAAGGCCGCGGCCATGAGGAGGGGGCACAGACCAGCCTGGGTCACCTACGTGGCAGCCATGCCATCGCACAACTCAGTGACATGGTCATCGGCTGCGAGCGCAACCAACAAGGCGACGCTGCTGAGCGCAATGAAATGCAACTGCGTGTCCTGAAGAACCGGTTCTCTGGTACGACAGGGCCCTGCGACAAGTTGCTGTACGACCAGGACACCGGCCGACTCGTCGTGCCCATGTCCCATTACTTCGGAACCTGAACTCACACCAATGCTTTGCCCCAACTGCGACAGCAAGTACGACCGTGTCATCAACACACGGCAAGAAGGACCAGAGACCACGATTCGTCAACGCCTGTGCCTGGGCTGCGCCCACACCTTCCACACCGTGGAGGTGCACCTGCCGCCCCTGTCTGTCCGCTGGGCCAACAAGGTCCTGGAACGGGTTGATGGGTACAAGGGCATCCGGTTCTTCTGATGCCACGTCCCACCAAGATGAAGCCCCGCATCCAGATCGGGGTCCGCTGCACTGCCGCTGAAGCCGAGGCCGCCAAGGCCCTGGGCAACGGCAACATCAGCCAAGGGTTTCGCACCGCACTGCGGTACGCATCTGACCGCAACATCAAGCCCATGTCTCTTTACCTCACCCTCCGCGCCTGCGCCGAAATGGCCCGCATGCTGGAGCAACCCAAGTGACCCGCTGGCGCATCCTGGCTTTGGCCCTGGGCGAGAAGGCGCACCCTGACCCCCGCATCGCTGATCGGGTGGCCCTGGCGCGCCTTGCCATCCTGCTCAGCTACCTGCTTACCAACACCTTCATCGTTGCCGGCGTGATCCGGCACTGGAACACCCCATGACACTTTTGATCGACGCTGATTGGTTGCTGTACGCAGCTTGCTCAGCCTGTGAATACGACATCCGCTGGGATGAATGGATCCACACCCTGCACCTGGAGCAGTCGGACGCCAAGAGCTACATGACGCACCAGGTTGGCAAGTGGCAGGACGCAACCGACCACAAAGAAGTGGTCATGTGCCTGTCGTCGTATCCAACCTTTAGGCACCAGCTGTCCCCTGAGTACAAGGCCAACCGGACTGGACGTCGCAAGCCCTTGGGCCTCCGTGATCTAAGGGTCTGGCTTGAATCCGAGTACGAGGTCAAGTGCTACCAGGACTTGGAGGCCGACGACGTCATGGGGATCTTCATGACCAACGGGTCGTATCGGGATCCGATCATGGTCACCGCCGACAAGGACATGCGCACCATCCCGGGCCCGCTGCTGCGCATGGACAAGATGGAGGTCAACGACCTGGCGGACGCCAACAGGAACTGGATGATCCAGGCCCTCGTCGGTGACACCAGTGACAATTACCCCGGGCTGAAAGGGTTTGGACCAGTGAAAGCTGAGAAGCTGCTGGCCCCGCATCACACCCTGCCTGCCATGTGGAACGCAGTGGTTGAGGCATACCGGAAGAACGGCGGCACCTTTGCCGACGCCTTGCTCAATGCCCGCATGGCCCGCATCCTGCGCTACGGGGACTACGACTTCACCGCCGCTACGGTTGAACTGTGGGACCCGGATCGCGACCCCGCCATGAAGACCGATGGATGATCTGTTCCCCCCGATTGACGAGGCCTTGATCAAGCGCCTCGACGAGGTTTACCCCGAAGCCTGTCCTGATCCAGTTGCATCTGAGCGAGAGATCTGGATGGCAGTGGGCTGTCGCCAGGTGGTGCGCATGCTACGGGCCGTTTATCTTGAGCAACAAAACGAGGATTGAATCATGTGTGGAGGAGGCGCTGCGAAGCAACAACGGCAACAGGCCAAGGCTGCAGCTCAAGCCCAAGAGCAGAGCCTTGCGCTCCAGCGCGAGCAGATGGCCATGCAACAGCAACAGATGGAAGTCCAGCAAGCCCAGTACCGGGAGCAGCTGGCCATCAGCAACGCTCCCCCGCCACCGGCCCCGAACCAAGGGGCCATGGCGCCAACGTCAGCCATCGAATCCGTTGATGCAACCACCGGCCAGACCATGCGAGCTGGCACCAGTCGCCGCAAGCTTCGGACCGACATGCCCCAGATGACGACCCTCGCGATACCGGGAGCAGCTTGATGGAGCTGAACCTGACCAGCAACGTCGACCGCCAAGCCAAGCCGTACGGGGAGGACGACGGCACAGCTGCGGCCAGGTACGGCCAACTGCAAACCAACCGGGACCCGTATCTGCAACGGGCCCGGGACTGCAGCAAGGTGACGATTCCTGGTCTTATCCCGGATGCAGGGCAAGGGGACCGGGGTCGACTCAAGACCCCGTACCAAAGCCTTGGTGCCCGGGGCGTGAACTATCTGGCCAGCAAGTTGCTGATCACCTTGTTCCCCCCGAACTCCAGCTTCTTCAAGCTTGAGATCGACGACCTGGCACTCCGGGTTGCTGAGCAAGGGCCAGAGATCAAGACGGAGCTTGACACCGCCTTGGTCCAGGTCGAGCGGGCCGGCATGTCTGCGTTTGAGGTGGCCAACGGCCGAGCCTCGATGCACGAAGCCTTCAAGCATCTGTTGGTCGGGGGCAACGTGCTCCTGTACGTGGCGGAAGACGGCGTCAAGGTGATTCACCTGAACCGTTACGTCGTGTGCCGGGACCCGATGGGCTCCGTCACCGAGATCGTGGTCGAGGAAGAGGTCTACCCCGACGCCCTGCCGCCCGGGTTGTACGACGACATCGACGAGGAGGACGGTGGATACGAGTCGGGTCGTAGCTCAAAGACGATCAAGCTCTACACCCATGTCGAGTACGAGGAAGGCAAGGTCCATTGGTATCAAGAGGCCAAGGGCAAAGAGATCCCTGGGTCCCATGGCATGTGCGATGGCGACGTGAATCCCTGGATTCCCCTGCGCTTCAACCGGGTGGATAGCGAGGAGTATGGCCGTTCGTACATCGAGGAGTATTACGGGGACCTGCTGGCCCTTGAGAGCCTGTACCAAGCCATCATCGAGGGTGCTGCGGCCGCGGCCAAGATCCTGTTCCTCGTCAACCCCAACGGCACGACCAGACCCAGGACCCTGGCCAACGCTGAGAACGGAGCCATCGTCCAAGGCAACGCTGCTGACGTCACCGTCATTCAGACCCAGAAGGCCCAGGACCTGAGCATTGCCAACAGCACCATCGAGCGGATCGAGGGCCGGCTGCAGTTTGCGTTTCTCCTGAACACCGCCATCCAGCGGCGGGGGGAAAGAGTGACCGCGGAAGAGATCCGCTACATGAGCCAGGAGCTGGAGGCAGGAATCGGTGGCCTGTACTCCATCCTGACCCAGGAGCTGCAGTTGCCACTGGTGCGCCGGTTGCTGCATGTGCTGCGCAAACAACGCAAGCTCTCGCCTTTCCCGAAGGGTCAAGGTGGTGTGCCATTGGTCAACCCAAGACCCGTGACTGGCCTTGAAGCCATCGGCCGTGGCGACGACCGCAACAAGTTGATCCAGTTCATCACCACTGCCACCCAAACCCTGGGCCCTGAGGCTGTCGCCAAGTTTGTGAACATCGACGAGGCACTGCGTCGTCTGGCTGCAAGTGAATCCATCGACACAACCAACCTGGTCAAGTCTCAGGACCAGCTACAACAAGAGGCAGCTGCTGCCCAAGCGGAACAACAGCAAGCTGCCCAACGTGAAATGCTGATGACTGGCCTCAAGTCATCAGCCATGGCGCAAGTCGCCAACAACTACACCCAAGCAGGAGCACCTTATGGCTGTC